TATTGGAAATCCAAGAAGAATACAAGACCTGAAGGTAAGTTCATTGGTTGAACTGAAACGAATTCTTTCGCAGCAATTTGACCAAATACTTTACGCACTAAAGGTAATGCAATACCAGCCCACTGTTCACCTGTACCTGCGGTAAAAGATGCACCAGTTCCTGTTTGAGATTGCTCAATAACCAACTGTTTAGCTTGGTTTTCAAGAATCATAGACATATTATTTTTTTCAGTTTCGTTACCGATTCCTCCTAAAAGGCCGGTAGCTCCCCATTTTTTTGCCAATCGAGCAGCGTCCGATTGCAAAGACTGCCAGGGGTTAGCAGATTCTAGTAAGTTTTGTACGTTTGACATTTTTTTCTAATGTGTTTTGTTTTATTTTAAGCCTGCAAGTTTTTGGAACCTTTCTACCATTGCACTAGTTTCCATCACAGGCTGTTTGTTTGATGTACCGCTAATTGTTTTAGATGCAAATGATCTGTTTTCTTTTACCAACTCTCTTTTGTCTGTCTTATTCAAGTTAGAGCTTAGAGTTTCGTAAACTAACTTAGTTTCTTTCACTGATTCAGCTTTGTCAAATGCAGTAAGTACTTGTACTTTTTGTGCTTCTGATAAGTTTTTAGCTTTGAAAATTTTGTTAGTGTAAAGTAATTTAGAATTAAGAAGGTTGATTTCGTTTAATTCTGATTTTAGTGTGTTGATTACGTTGAAAGCTTCTTCAAGTTCAGCATCATGATTCATGTGGTGAGTTTCTTCCATTTCACTTTCGTGATCGGCTTCATCCATTCCTTTAGATCCTTTCATAGCGTTTACAAGTTTTTTAATTCCTGCAATCGTTAATCCAGCAGCTCCAATACCCATAGCACCTAATGCACCAGCTATTAATTGAGCAGTGTGGTAATTAGTTACTCCGGCATCTACTACCATCTGTACTACATCTAGACCTTCTGCCATCATTTTTCCTGGCTTTTGCATTGGTTCTTTGTCTGTGATGGTTTCCATGTCCATTCCTGCACCTGATTCGTCTTCCATGCCTTCGTGTCCTCCTTCAAGTTCACCAGCAGCAATCATTTCGTCTACCACTTTTTCAATGAATGATTCTAAATCTTCAGCAGTCATGTTGTCGAAATCCAACTCTTCATCTTCTTCAGATTCTTCTTCAGCATCCTCTAGGTCGTCAGCAGCATCTTCTAAATCTTCTTCAGATTCTTCTGCATCTTCACCTTCAAGTTCTCTTAAGAGTTCCTCTAAGTCAATGTCTTCGTCGATGTAATCGTCTTCGTTTCCGATTTTTTTGTAATCAGACACCTTAGCAGCTTTATGAGAACCAAATGGTTCATCTTCTACTTCAGATTTGTCTGTTACATAATCATCTTCATCTTCATCCATGGCTGTTAATTTTTGTTCAAGCATTGATTTTAAATGTGGTGTAAAGGCTTCTTCTAACGCAGCTTTTGCATTAGTGATAGCAACTTCTTTAACCGCTTTTGCATCAGCAATCGCTTCTTTTAACAAGTCTCTGTTTGTCATTTTTTTCCTAATAATAATTTTTGTTTGGGAAGTACGCTTATTAATAAGAGCGTAATAATTGTTCTGTAAAATTTTTAGTACCGTATTCAGAACCGGTACATATATTCATAAATAGAGCTATTTTACTAAAAAAAGAAAACCCTCTATTTTTTTTAGAGGGTCTTAAAAGTTTTATTATTAAAAAGTTTAAAATATTGGGCAATTACCGTGAGCACATAAGATCTCTCTGATAATATCGTTTGCTTTATTGTTATTTTTGATTGCTTTGTTTAAACTTTCATTCAAAGGAGTCATCCAGGATCCCGGATTTGAAGGTGTGGATACGAAATCCCAACATAGTAGCTCGAAATCGTCCTGTACTTCTAATGTTTCTCCCATTTGTTTTACTGAGCCCATTCCTCTTGATGATACACCAACGGTAATACCGGAGTTAATTAATGCTTGTAAAATATTCCCAGAAGGAGTAGGTAGGATTTCAATTTTACCCATAATATGATCACCGTTCCACCAAATGTCTTTGATGTTATGACAAACATTTTTAAGGTTAATAACAGAAGATTCCGGATGATCTAATTCACCAACTGCTCTGTTATTCTTTATTGAATCCATATACTTATTGATCTCCCTGTCCCAAATTTTCTTGCTATAGTACCTACCGTTACCGTTTTTTATTTCGGCAGTTGCTAGAACACCCTCTACAAGTGGTAAGCCATTCTGGCTTTTTCCTTCAGAAAGGCTCAAGGGTCTTGGGTTAAATGAGATAGTCTCAATAAGTAAGTTTTTGTTCATTATTAATATCCTCTTTTCTTCAATACGCTTTTCATAGCTTCTTCCCACATAGGAGCTTTAGCTTCATCAAGTACTTCTTCTCCGCCTACTGCTTGAGGTTTTACTGTATCACCAGAAACTCTTTTAGCTGCTTTAGCTTTTTTAGCTTCGTACATTTTCTTTGTCTTTTCAAGGTAAGCAATATCATTCTTAATTTCTTTAACTGCTTTTTTATCAACCATCTCTTTCATGTCATCACTTTCGGTCATAGTTAATCTGTTTTTTAGCTCTTCAATCTTTTCTTGAATCTTACCCATCTTATATTCAATAGCAGCAACTTCACCTAATTTATCAATTTCGGCAAGGTCTTTATCTATTCTTCTTTTCTTAGCTTCTGAAAGTGTTGTTTTATTTTCCATGTTATTCTTTGTTTTGTGTTCTCCTTCTGGCATTGTAAACATTCGTTTTACTTTTGGAAGTTGTCCGAATTTACCATCTGTCTCTCTATCAATAATACTAATCATATTAGAAGGAGTATCTTTTGTAAACATGCTTTTTAAGGCTCCTGCGTTATTAATACCGTTTTTATTAGCCCATTTTGTTGCATGTGAATTTACCCAGTCATAAACAAACTGCCAATCTGCTTGTGGGATTTCGTTAGTATTTTCCTTTATCGGCTCTTCTTTGGCTTCTAAGTCTGCGATTTTCTTCTCTAACTCAGCTTTTCTTTTAGTATGTCTTTCAGCTGTTGTTTTGATTTTATTCAGCATCTTTAATTCTGATTTAAGAATCCCTAACTCAGCTTCATCTCCATGCTTAGATTCGTTTAGAGATACTTCACTGTAGGGGGTCAAATCTACCTCTGTGAACCCTAAGTAACTTCCGTGCCTTAAAGCAGTTGTGTAATATCTATCTGCTCTTAAAAAGTCTCCTTCACTATAGGCTTCAAGACCTTTATCATAATAGTAGTAAGCCATCTGCTCAGCTTCTTGATCTGCTTCATAATCTCCGTCAGAACTCCCGTACATTGCTTCATTTAATTTTACAGGTTCCATTCCAGATGATTTATATTTACCTGTTACTTCTTTTGTTGGACCTAAACCAGGATGATCTTCAGAATATCCGATGCCTTTAATACCAAAGGCTGCATTCTTAACATAGAATAATGGATCTTTCTCAAGGTTTTTAAATACAATATTCTTAAGTTCTTGTTCTGTCTTATCTGCATTTTTAGGATCTTTCATTTCAACATAGTATCCGTTTAAGATTTCCTCTGTTGAAAGGTTGTTATTATTTTTTCTATCTTCGTAGTTATATCCGGCAGTCTCTTTTTTTACTGCTGACTTATCTGTATCTTTTAAAGTAGCTTTAACTGCTTCTGTATTTTCACTAAAGATTTTAAACCAGTTAGGTTCACCTTCTCTCTGTGATAATTCTCCAGTAAAACCTTCAGAGATGATTCCCCTTTCGGCTAAGTTGTGTATTGATTGATCAAAGGTAAGTACGTTTGTTACTATATTAGGGAATAAGGTTCTAGCTTCTTTAATAAAAAGCTCTTTATTGCCTTTACCTTCTTTAATCAAATTGTATTCGTTTTGTAGGCTTTTCATATGTTATAAATAGGGGTTGTTTATTTCCAAAGATCTGTGTACACCATACCCTTTGCTGCTTTTCGTACTTTAGCTTTATCTACTAATTTATAACCTTGTTTAAGGTAGTAGTTCCTAGAAGTTCCGTTAGCTTTTTTATTAGGGTTAAAAGCATTAGGGGTCATATATCCACCAGCTGCTCCTGAGGTTGATTCTTCCTCGATAAGTTCTTTAAGCTGATGTCTGAATTCCTTAACTGTCATGCTTATAGTTCGTTTACTAACTCGTAATATTGAAGTAAATCAATGATGCAATCGTTAGTAACCTTATCAGTCTTAGTTAGAGGCTTAACATACTTTAAAACTTCCACAAGTTTAATTTGCATTACCTTGTCTGTATTAGTTTTAATCTTCTGTTTTAGAGTTTCTCTAACCTCTGTGATTCTTGTATTGTAATAGTCTTTTAATTTATCTGTACTATCTACAGCTGTAATAACTTCTCTTAATACTGCTTTCTGCTGTGAGTTAAGATAATCATACTTTTCATTAAATTTATCTAAAAGTAACTTATAAGTTAAGCCCCTTAAATCTTTACTGTATCCTTTATACTCTTCTAAAAGTGCATCTGTTGGAATTACAATTGGTGCTTTAGTTAAATGCTCAAGTAAAGTCATTTTATTACCAATCACTGTCTCAGGCATTACTTCGTCTGAGGATTGATTCTCAATTAAATTATTTAATGCTGCAAAAATCTTATAGTTAGTTACTTTTGCTTTGAAGAATTTATCAACATTGTAAGCATCTCTGATTTCTTTAACTAAATTGTATTTCTGTTTTCTGATTTCAGATCTTTTTAATTTAGTTGAAGTTTCAACCAGGGTATTAATGATCATCTCAGCCTTAGATTCACTAAGGTTCTTATAAGCAGTCAATTGCTCATATAATTTATATTCTTTCCCTAACTCCGTATTAACGAAATACTTTTTGAGGATATTGATAGCGACAGAATTCTTACCTTCTAACGTATCAGAGGTGATCTGCCTTACCAGAAGTTCAAAAAGAAGTCCTGTATTCTTAAATTTTGAGTGTTTGACTTGCATCAATGTATGGTTTTTAATAAATATGTGTTAAATCTTATTCCCTAATTTGACTTTCATCTAATAATCCACCTGCTCTTTTTTCTGATTCAAAAATCATACTTCTCTTAGCCGGTATTTCTTCTAATACCTTGGTATATTTTGAGAATTGTCTTTTAGTAGCCTCCATAGCATACGGTGATGTTTTATCTCTACCGTAGCTTTCTTGATCATCCACTTTATTAGCCTGTCTTCCAAGTCTATCCTGCCCTAAAGGATCTTCAGTACCGTTAATGAACGATGCTTTCTCTTGAGGACGGCCCATTTCCGGTTCATCTTCGTTATAGCCATCAGGTACATTACCTGGTCTAGTATAAACTCTACCTTTACCGTAGGCTGTTGCAATATCATGCGGAGTTCCGTAGGTCTCTCCTGATTCTAGAGGATCATTTCCTTCGTTTTCGATTTGAGATAGTCTGAATTTACGTTTAGCATCTTCTCTAACTAGGTTTCTCATCTCATCATACTCATCTTGGCTTAAGTGGAATATATTATCATAGATCCAATCAGAAGAAATTAACTGTGAATCCATCATTTGGCTAGCAAGATCCATTTTCTCTTTTAATAACGCTACTCTTTCCTGATCATAAATGATAGAAGGAGTTGTTAATGATAATTCAAAGTTAGTTAATGCTTCATCTCTATATCCCTGAATGTATAAATGCACAAATGCTATCTTATACAGCTCAGAAACCATGATTCTCTGTATCTTCTCTACGGTTCTACCAAAGCGAATATCTTCTGCAGCCAATGTAGCCTTTCCTTGTAGCTTTTCGTCATAACCAAGGAATGCTTTTGGTATTCTTAATGCTGCAAATAGCTTATCTCTCAAGTAGTTTACGTCAGTAATACCATCATACTGTAATCCACCCAAGGTTTCAATCTTAGTTGAAGTATCATTTCCTCTCATAGGGATATAAAAATCCTCCATAAGGTTCTGCATGTTGTATTTTAAGTTATATTCACCTGTTTGTTGGTCAATATAAGGAGTTCTCTTCATTTTAGAGATTGCCTTCTGCATGAAATTCTCTACTTCTGATGGTGGAATACCTCCAACGTTCATATAGAAAATTCTCTTCTCAGGAGCTCTTACAATTCTATGAACCAGCATTGCATCTTCCATCAAAGTATACTGCTTGAATAATTTTCTAGCAGGCTCGATGTATGAGCGACCATAAGGTAAAAAGTTTACATCCGTTAATAAACGGAAGTGAGCCATTTCGTAATTGTCGAAATAGATAGATTTGGCATCGTGCTGACCAGGAGTCTTAAAGTATCCATAAGTATCAGCGGCCAGACCGTCAGGATCATATCTGAATCTAACAGCAGTTGGATTTTCTGGATCATAGTGTTCTTGTCTTTCTATATTAAATGCTGCGAATGGAACTACGTTATAAACACCGTACTTCTCTGAAGCTTCTAACTTCAAAAAGAAATCACCGTATTTACACATATTTCTAATCCACCAGCTTAAATTAAATTCAATATTTAAAACATCGTAAAATAAATTATAAAGAATCTTTTGTATATTCTCATCATTTGATCTAATGTGAAGAACTTCTCCCATATCATTCTTAAGAGTTGATTCTTCTGACAGAATATCTAAAGCTGAAGCAATGATTGCATCAGTGTCCATAGCATCGTATTCAGAATAAAGCTGTGTTCTTAAAGTCTGATAATTAAAAGAAGATTGATACCCGTATAATGAGGTTGGTGATGTTGTATAAATTCTATTGTATCTGGCAACTAAAGAGTTATTCTCTAGTTCTCCTGACATTTGAATTTGGTTTGTGTCAGCGACTGTTACTTGATCACCTCCAACGTTTCTTATTATTACGTCTGTCGAAAATAATCTACGTAGTCTCGAAAATACACTAGTGTCTGCCATTATTACTTGTTAATATAGTATAAATAGTTAGTAAATCCAACTTATATCTTCTTTTCCTCCTATACCATTATCCATCTCATAAGGATTCCTGACGTTTGCAGGTAGGTAAGCAGCTTCATAAGTCGGTTTTGAAGTTGTAATATTGTTTAATATATTACGAGTTAGGTCCATTCCCTGCTGTCTAAACTTTAAAGCAGTGTCTCTAATGTACATTCCTGTGCCAAACGACATTACTAAGTCATCATTGTAACCATACTGTGCTTCTGCTCTACCATTCTTCCAAATAAATACTTTCATCTCTTCGAGAAAACGTTTAGATTGGATGGTCACTGCTTTCTCGTTAATATATTCTTGGAATTTCCCTACTACAATTGGTCTAGTTCTTGAATTCATTGAAAAACCCGGTACTAAACTTGAGTTTGGATCATATTGATCGAAGTAAGTCTCTGCTGTTATATTACCATTCTTAGGAGAATAGTACAGGTTACTGTATCCTCTGTCGATAATAGTCTGAATGGTTGACCATCCTATAGATGCATTCTCTACTACTAATAAAGCATCATTATATTCACTAGCAATACCCACTAATAGATGGCCAAATTCCTTAGTTCCAAGCTGTCCTTTGTATTCCCCTACCTGTACATTGTTCTCAATATCCAGAATATGGAAGGCAGAATGGTCTTTTCCATCTCCTCTTGCTACGTCAGCTACTACCATATAAGATCTTGAGTAATCAACTGGTTCCCAGATCCATAAATTCTGATCTGCACCACGTCTTTCCATAGGATTTTTAATGTACGTCTGCTGGTAGAACTCTAAATACTCACCGTAAAAGACTGTATCTCCAGAAGTAGAAAAATCAGTATCACATTCCTGTGCTGCCAATCTTGGATCTCCCAAAAGTTCATCTTGTCTAGCTCTCCAGGCTTCATCTCTCTCCGGATGCACAAACCAAGGTAGTTTAATTGGTAAGAAATCATTCTCTCTAGCCTCTGCTCTCACCCAGGTCTGGTGAAACCAGTTACCAGTTCCGTTTGGAGTTGATAATACAATCGCACCACCTCCGGTTGCTAACGTTTGCTGTGCTGCTCCCCACGTCTCTGCAATGTTATCAATGAACGCAGCCTCGTCAATCAGTAGTAATGATACAGCTTCTGAACGAGCAGAGTCTGAATTTGATGATTTAGCTTGTATTTTAGACCCATTTGTTAGCCTTAAAGACAATTTATTGTGTTCTACCGACGGTACTGTTAACCAAGATGGTAGATTTTCGTACATAAACTGCACTTTTGTTACTAGATTTCGTGCAGTTGCTTGTGTTGTTGCAAGAGTTAGTACGTTTTTATCTTTGTGAAAAAGCATTAACCATAGTGCATATCCTGCTCCTAAGGTAGAAATACCTAACTGTCTTGACTTTAAAATGATAGAATAAGGGTGATCTTGGAAGTGTTTTAATACTTTTTCTTGAAAAGGGTATAAATGGAATAGAATCCTACCCCTTTGTGGATGCTGAATGTAGCAGTATTTCTTCATAAAATGTATCGGGTCAACGACACACTTTACATACTCCTGCCTTATTATTGCTTTTAAATCTTGACTCATAATTAATACAAAATGCCTGCTAGAAGGATAATACTAGAAACTCCATATGCAATGTATTTCTGTATTCTCTGAGATAGGTATGCTTTTTTGTATTCTTTAATAATAGAGTCTTTATTGGTTATAATACCCTTATAGTTATTTTCATTTTTAACATAAGTTACTATGGTACTATCTTTAAAAGATATAATAGTGTCTTTATGTAGAATAACTTGCTGTAGGACTGTTATTGAATCTCTAGCAAAACCTAACTGCTTTCCGCAGTACGTTCTTTCTTCTTTAATGATTAATGCTTTCCTTAGTGTATTACAAGGTACACAGCAAGTATCAATCGAAGCTTTCTGTGAATAGAGCGGTGATGTCATTATTAGACATAGCACCAATACGCTTAATATCTTCTTCATGTTGTTTGTGTTCTTTAGCAGCTAAAGCTGCAGTGTTTCCTAATTTTGCTGTTAATACTTTAATTTTGTTTTCCTGTAACTTATTCAAGGAATCAAATTTTGCAATCTCCTTATTGTTGATAAGAATAGCATTGTTTAGCGAATCGATTGTTCTTTGGTATCCTTCAACGTTTGGCAGTTCTGTCATATCCTTAACATGTAAGGAATATACTACAGCACCACCTAGA